GTTACATCCTGACAGAGACCAAAAGTGGAGGGATGAACAGGACATATTGTTGGGACCAGACATGGCAAAACAAGAGTGTGATGGTAACTTCCTATCATCAGGTCGTTCTGTTATAGAAGGTGAGTTGGTAAAATGGTATGAAGACACATATATTTGTGAACCAAAAGAAAGACGTGGTGTAGAAGATGCTTATTGGATATGGGATTATCCTGATTCAAGTAAATCATATATGGTCGTTGCAGACGTTGCTCGTGGTGATGGAAATGACTACTCGGCTTTTCATGTTCTTGATGTTGATAATTTAGAACAGGTGGCTGAATATAAAGGAAAATTGGATACCAAAAGTTATGGCAATATGTTAGTCTCGGTTGCAACTGAATATAACGATGCACTTCTTGTTGTAGAAAATGCTAACATAGGATGGGCAGTAATTCAACAAATCATTGATAGAGGTTATCCAAATCTTTATTACACATACAAAGAAGATGGTTATATCGATCCATCGATTCATATACCAAAGGGATATGACATAAAAGACAAATCTCAAATGGTTCCTGGATTCACAACGAGTTCAAAAACAAGACCATTAATTATTTCAAAATTGGAAACATATTTCCGTGAAAGAGCACCAATTATAAAATCATCGCGATTAGTAGAGGAATTATATGTCTTTGTTTGGAATGGTTCGAGGGCTGAGGCTCAAACAGGATATAATGACGATTTAACCATATCATTCGGAATAGGACTTTGGGTTAGAGACATGGCGCTTAAATTACGTCAAGAGGGTATGATGAAAACAAGACTTAGCTTGGACTATATGAATAAATCATCTACTATACATAAAACAAATACATTTGTTCAAAATGATGGTTGGTCTATGAAAGTTAATGGTTCACAAGAAGATTTAACTTGGTTGATAAAGTAATTTTCAAAATTTTCAAACATATTTATATTCATGTAAAAGTTAAAATAACAGGTGTTAAATGAGTGAGAAAAGATCATTTTTTGATAGACTAAAAACATTATTCTCTACAAACGTTGTTGTTAGAAATGTTGGCGGTAAACGATTGAAAGTAGTAGATACTGCTCGATACCAAGCAGACGGGAATCCACATACTTCAAAAGTAATAGACCGATACGGTAGATTACATGGTACAAGAGGAACCCCAATATCAGTCTACAACCAATACAACTCATTTTCAGCCACTAAAATAGATTTGTACACAGACTATGAGGCAATGGATACCGATCCAATTGTTGCGTCTGCATTGGATATTTATTCTGATGAGAGTACACTTAAAAACGATCAAGGTGATGTACTAACCATAAAAACAGACAACGATAATATACGTAAAATTTTACGTAATCTCTTTTATGATGTATTAAATATAGAATACAATTTATGGCCTTGGACTCGTAACCTATGTAAATACGGTGATTTTTATTTATACCTTGACGTTAAAGAAGGGTTGGGCGTGACAAACGGTGTACCCTTTTCACCATATGAAATGCAAAGAGAAGAAGGAACAGATCCTGAACACGTTTATATGACTAAGTTCATTTATGAAGGTCCACTCGGTAAGGGTGAATTTCAAAATTATGAAATAGCACACTTTAGACTTATCGGTGATACAAACTTTTTGCCGTATGGTAAGTCAATGTTAGAGGGTGGTAGAAAATTATTTAAGCAACTTCTTCTTATGGAAGATGCTATGCTTATCCA